ATGACTCTCTTGACAAGCTCAGCAATATCAAACATCTATATTAATAAATAAGAAAAAAATATATTGTGCGATAAAAAACTTAAAATAAAAACTACTAAATAATAAAATGGTCGGTCATTCAAAGGAAAAAAAGCCAGAAGGTTTTGAGAGAAAGGTAACAGAATCCGGTTCAATTAACCCTAAATACGTTGATGTTTTGGATGAAGATAAGCAAATCGCTGGGCAAAAGTTCGTGTGTATTTCTTTTATTTCTCCTGAAAAAATTGTTAAACTAAAGGAGTTATTCTTCTTTGAGGAATTCCTAAAGAAGTGGGAATTTTCAAAGAGTATGGAGAAGTTTATGCAATTCCTAAATTTTGTTAGTTACAAATACAAGTTATCGTTTGATGAGGTTTCAAAGGATTATAAGGAGTTTTTAAATGAGGAACAGGAGTTATTAGTAAAGGGCAACATGGAGGATGACTACAAGACTTTCTTGGACCAAAACGAGGAGGAGCTTGAAAATGCTTTCAACGTGAAGCATAATTTCCAAACTTCTACACGCGGAATTAAGATTAGAGGAGCTTACCCCACCATGGAGGAGGCCGAATTGCGTTGCAAGATGTTGAGAGAAGTTGACCCAAATCACGACGTCTTTGTTGGTCCTATAGGAATGTGGATGCCGTGGGATCCTGAGGCTTACAAGACCGGACGTGTAGAATACATGGAGGAGGAGCTTAACCAGTTAATGCAAGAGAAGAACAAGAATGAGAATTTTGCCAAGTCTGCTTTTGATCAACGAGTCAAGGAAACCAAGAAAAAGGCCATTGAGGAGAATATTAAAGCTGCAGAGAAGAGCGGTGCAACTCTTACGCAAAATATTGATGAACATGGAAACTTGATTGGTGTCTCCGGAGTTAATACTCAAGAGAGAACCTTGAAGGATCAAGATTCTATTTCTGCTGCTGATATTCGCGCCGAGTTGTTTGATGGTGAGAATATTGTTATTGGCAAGACTGACAATGGTCAGAGCGAGCTTCTTAGTGGCCCTTTTGTCATTAAGGAGAAGGACGAGTAAACGTATCAAAAATAAAAACATTTAAAAAATAAAATAAGAAACAAATATAAAATATATTATCTATATATTTTATATAAATGGCAAAAAAAACGTCAGCAAGAAAGCGTTCAACAAAAAGAAAAAACGGTTCCAGACGTTCTAGAAAGGTTGGTGGGAATGCAGAATTAATCAAACAAAATGTTGACAATATAGAGCAACAAATAGAGTTTGTTAAACAAAACTCAGAAGAGTTTTCAAAAATAGGAGTTAATCCAGAAGAGTTTGAAACAATGATGATGGATGTTATAAATTACACAAAAACACATAATGGCGAATTACCACAAGACGTAAAACAATTTGGTTTAGGGAGCGTTGATTTGCTTAAACAACAAATAGTCCAAATAGAAGATGCCATTCAAAGAGGTGGGTTTTCTTTTTAAAAATGGGCATTTTCACAAGTTATGAAATGAGAAAAGGTGTAAAAGGGGGATTATTACCACTTCGTCTTTTTCACGCTAATTTTAGGACCTGCTCCGCGTTTTTTGGCATTATTTGGGTCATATTTCTCGTCTTCTTCATCAGAGTTGATATCTTTACTGAGTTCCCAGAATTCTTTTGATCCTAATTTGAAGTCATTGTGTGAATCGGCTTTATACCAGAATACTTGTTCATGCAATTTATTAGATTTTGCGTTATTATTTATTACTAAGCACTCATAATTTTCTGTGCATTGGTCCATGACCTGACAAAAAGACTCAAAAGTTGGAAACATACCAGCATAATTCTCATAGATACGTTTTCTATTTGCAATGTATGGTTCTCTCAGAATAAAAACATAATCTATGTTGGTTCTCAGTGTGGGAGGAATACCCAAAGGATATTGCATTGTGATGATAAGCATGATCTTCCAATGTCTCCCATTCATAAAAAGAAGACGCATCATTTTATCGCGAGTCCACGTGCCGTCATAGAGACAATCATCAAGAATCACAAAAGCTCGCGGATCAATTGTGCTGCGTTTAAATGATTCCATCTCTTTTTTAATCTGCTTTAAAACCGATTTTTGTCGCTTTAAAATATTCTCAACGATTGCTGTATTGTATTCATTGTGAATAAACAATTTTGGAACCATTTTTCCATAGAAACCGTTACCTTCTTCTGTGCCGGCCACAACGACTCCAATGGGAATATCTTGATGATAATACAATAAATCTCTTACAAGGAAAGACTTACCTGTGTCACGTCTTCCAATTAAAACTACAACTGGACCTTTAGATTCATTCGGCTTGAAACTAATAGTTTTCATATCAAATTTCTTGAGTTCTAAAGTCATGATAGTGTTGTTATTGTTACTTTAGAAAATTCATTCAAAGTGGAATACGCATATAACTTGTTTTACACGATTACAATCGTTTAGCCAAAATTACTAAAGATTATTAAATAAGTTAAAAATAAATATTATTAATATATTATTTAGCTAATGGATAACGATACTCTTAAAATCAACTACGAGAAGAGAAAGAACAGTGAGTTGTTCAAGCTATTCAAAAAGGAAAACTTGACTTTTCTCTCTGAAGTTCAAAATTATGCCCCCATTTACAATAGATTTTTTCTATTGAATGAAACAAATTTTAACTCTGTTAATTTAAACAATGAGTGGTTTTTAACGGATATTAAAAACTCTGTTTCTGATAACAAGAATTTATATAATTGTGCTATTCAAAATTTGCAAACGTCTAAAACAAAAAAGAAGCAAGTCTTCTTTAAAATGGCTCCATTATTGGACCCTTTTAAATTCTTGATTGGAAAATACAATATTAACGACCCTTCTTTATTCAATTTACCCAAGTTAACAACAAATGGTGACATCGGAACAGTTCATCCAAAATTGTTAGATTACAATAATTCCGCGTATGTTGATGGGTTCTTTTCATTTCTCTCAAGCACGTTAATTCATAAATACGATTTTATTAATGGTGTTGATTACTATGGCGCTTTTCTAGGAATTAAAAGAGATTTTAAATTGAATATTATTGACGATTTGGATTATCTTTGCAAGTCGGAGTTTTTTAATAAAAACAAAAACGTCAATTTCCAAGTAGATGATTATAGTTTTTTATATGACGACGAAGAAAAACAGAAACAGTTGGTTCCGATTAAAATAGATCATAACATAAGCAATAAATCCACATTGTCTATTAAATCTATTGACGATGGCTTATTTGAAGACGTATTCACAGAAAGTCATTTAACATTGGAGGATTTAAAAGATAATTCAATTGAATTAGTTGACCTTATGAACTCTGAAACATTCTCTCTTGGGGACGCAAAAACAACTACAATTAAATCAAGTTCCACTTGCTCTTCAAGAACTTCACACACATCCGACAATAGTGGGGCTGAAGAGTCGTGCAATAATTGTGACGGAATGCCTAGCAATGACGGCGACTCTGACAACACTGCAAGTATGAGCGGAGAAAGCGAAAGTGGAACCGAAAGTGGAAGCGATGAGTGTTATGAAGAAGAAAGAATTGATGCAACTATACCTAGCTTTCCTGTGCAAGTTATTTGCATGGAAAATTGTGACACCACATTTGATGATCTTATTATTAACAATGACTTGACACAGGAAGAATGGTTTTCCGCTTTAATGCAAGTTATTATGATTTTAATCACATACCAAAAAGCGTTTTCATTTACTCATAACGATCTGCACACAAATAATATTATGTATAATGAAACAGATGAGAAATATATCTATTACTGCTATAGAAAGACTTATTACAAGGTGCCTACTTTTGGACGCATATTTAAAATCATTGACTTTGGCAGAGCCATTTACAAGTTTGACGGCAAATTGTTTTGCAGTGACAGTTTTCAGCCTGGTGCGGATGCTGCAACTCAATATAACACTGAACCTTATTTTAACGAAAAGAAGCCGCGTTTAGAACCAAATTATAGTTTTGATTTGTGCCGCTTAGCTTGTTCTATTTTTGATTACGTTATTGAAGATTTAGACGCATTGGATGATTATGATAATTGTGACCCTATTGTTAAGTTAATTTTTGATTGGTGTTTAGACGACAATGGGATCAATATACTTTATAAAAATAATGGTGTTGAGAGATATCCTGATTTTAAATTATATAAAATGATCGCGCGCTGCGTGCACAATCACACGCCACAAGCACAGCTTGAACGCAATGAGTTTAAACAATTTATTGTAACTAAAAATAAGGCACCATCGGATAAAACAGTTATAAATATAGATAATATTCCTTCTTTTTCATCTGAAAATGTTTAAAACCTGGACTTTAAATAAAACTTAATATTGTTTTATTATATATGTCAACACTCGCAATACTCGTTAGAGCTCATGGAGCTATTTATATAAACTTTAATCCAAACAGTCCAATTACAGTGCAGGAACTTTTTGAACAAGGAGGGCCACCAGAAAACCGACACACTGATTTAATAAATTTTAGAGCAGCGCCATATAATATACAAAACTTAGAAGTAGTTTCATTAGCTAATTTAGGCGGTGTTTGTTACGGAAACTCTGATATAGAACGATTTGTAGCAGGCGTAAATCATCACTATCAACAAAATCCAGCACATACTGATGCTAAAGTTAATGAAATATTTGGAAACCAACCACCAACCAATTTAAGACAACAAGTTAATCAATTATTTGGTGTGAGCTATGCGCCTGAAATAACTAATATGTCCACTGGGTGGATGCTTAATAAAGTATATACAAAATATGACAATAATAGTGGAGTTATTTTATTTTCCCAAGATGGAAATGACTCAGTTAGAGTACACATGTTAAATGCTGCATTAGCAAACTTAACTGCTCATCTTCAAGCAAATAACGAAATAACTAGAGCGCAAATTCTTCAAACAATTTCCCCATTTGGTTATCAAAATGTATATTTAATAGACCTAACTTGCAATGCTTATATGAATGCTATGCAAAATGTTCCTCCTCTTGCAGAAGCTCACATTAATTGGATAAATGCTGTTCTTTCTCAACATAACATAAAAGGAGGAAAGTGCAAGAAGTGTAATAAATACAAGAAATGTAAGAAACACAAGAAAACAAGAAAGAATAAAAAAAGAAGGGGAAACAATAAAAAAACTAAGAGTAAAAAGTAAAAATTTATTTTGTTTTTATTAAATAAAATGAATTCAACAACGCCAATTGCGAGAGATTTTGGATTTATTATTACAAGACACGTAAATTCTGAAACTACAAACAAATATTGGAACTTTTGTATTCAATCCATTCGCCGGTTTTATCCGTTTAAAAAAATTGTTGTAATAGATGATAACAGTAAAAAAGATTTTTTAAACGCTGAATTTGAATACAAGAATGTTGAATACGTGAATTCGGAGTTTCCTGGAAGAGGCGAGCTTCTGCCATATTACTACCTTTACAAGAATAATTATTTTGATAATGCAATTATCATACACGACAGCGTATTTATGCAAAAGCGTATTAATTTTGAACTTTTAGTTGCAAAACAAGTGCAAGTAATGCCATTATGGCATTTCTTTTGCGAAAAGAAGGAAAGTTTTAATGACACAAGAGGGATGATGTCCACGTTGGCAAATAATTATCAAATCATGCAATCGTTGTTCAATGATAAAACTTATGAAGTAATGGGTCGTCCAAATGATAATGTCTGGGCTGGATGTTTTGGCGTGCAAAGTTTTATTAACCGTGATTTTTTAAATAGAATTAACGATAAATATAGTTTATTCGGATTGTTAAAATACGTTACTGCTCGCAAATATAGATGTTGCTTAGAGAGAATTATGGGGATTATATTTCACGAGGAATATTTAATGCATGTTAAACAATATTCTTTATTGGGAAACATAAGGTCATATTGCAATTGGGGTTACACATATAATGAGCATTGTGAGAATATTCGGAATAAAAAAATACCGCGTTTACCTGTTGTAAAAGTGTGGAGTGGGCGATAAATTTTTTATTTTGTTTTATTGTTAAAGGTTTATTTCTTATTCAAATATTTGTTTCATGACATAAATATCCTCCACAGCATAGAGCTCGCACTTTTCGCGACGAGCAAAGCTATTGAAATAAACAGTGTCAAACGTCTCAAACTGATAGCCAAATGTGCAATTCAAATCGTATGTCACAGGCTTTCCAGCTTTTGTGTGCTTCAAAATTGTTAAATCTGCGGCGCGAATAGCAACTCCGTAACAATTTAGATACACAACTTCGTCGGTTTCTGGGAGATGCATAATATATTTTCCGTTTGTCTTGAGACGACAGTCTACCCTATTGTCCGTATTAATTTTTACTAGACCTGGACCAGCCAAGGCAAACATGGGTTCTTGAACTTGGATTTCTTCCGCCATCATCTTTCTGAATTTATTATTAATTTTATTTTATATTACCATTTCAATTTTTTTCGGAATACAAAAAAAATTGAATTGCTTTTCCAAATTTTTGGTCAGAGTAAAAACGCAACAATTTAAACCATGAGTTCTCTTCCCATCTTGCCTGTGAGTATTGTGAATCGCATTCTTAGGGATGCAGCAATATTGCACGGAGAGAAAAGTATTCCCAAGTTTAAATTCAGTAAGGCCGCGCAGCAATATATTTACAGGGCCAAATTTCGCAAAAGGTATCTTAGAAAATTCGCAAATGTGGAGCGGCTGCTTCGCTTTAAAATAAATAATCCACCGGAGTTTACGTTGATTCTACCGACGACGTGGTTGTCTCCTTTCAGGGAGCTCAACAGATTCCGTGACTGCGATCAGACACCGGAAGAGAGAGAAGCGACCGTGTCGCGCATGAAGCCTGCAGTAGTTTATAAATTCCCTCAAAAAACGCACACTTATTCATGTGGCAGTGAGATGGAATACAAGTATTCTTACTGCGCATTTGACAACGGATGCGTTTTTGTTGAAAAAAATACTCTAAATGATGACGACGACTATTACCTGTTCTTCTGGCGCGGATACATTTGTCTAGATGGGCAAACCTTTCCCATCTTTGATACGCCGAACTCATCTCACAATCACCATGAAGATAATCCGCACGGAATTGACAAGTGCACCGAAATAAAGTATCTAGAAAAAGAGTTGGGACAAAAGGTACGCATTCCCAATTATAGTCAAACAAATTACACTGTTTATGATGAAGAGAAAAAAGAGTGGTTGCGTAGTCAAGACTACTTATTTACAACTCAAGAAGCTAGGTTTTTGGTCCCATTTTACGAGGAACCAGAGCCATATTACGATTATTATAGCGATTAAAACCCTGGATTGTCAGTAAAAACTGCTGGGTTTAAAACAGAACCTTCACCTCCGTCTTGGATCACCGGCTTCAATTGTTCAACAACAAATAAACCAACAACCACACTAAAATAGACCAAGAGAGAATCGCGAATCAAAAATTTCAAAGGTTTACTCTCCCTATCCACAAAGCGCATCTCAATAAATTTTACTACAAAAAAAGCAAATGAAACAATTCCTGCGACGACAAATGTATTCATTTTTATATTGTAAATGACTACATTCTTATTTTTTATTTTACGCATAGTGTAATATTTTTAGCAAGGGATCTACTAGGCTAAAACCTCAATGTCATCTAATAACAAGTCTGGTTCCAGCCTTAATTCAGGGAACTCAATATTGTGAACGTCTAAACTATCTAGCGCGACATCCTGGTCAAAAATTTGTAATTTAACATTTTCATCTTCGTCTTCCTCTTCTTCGGCTTGCTTCCTTTGAGCATTTCGCATAGCACTAATCTCTTCCAATCTGTCATAGTTTTTGGGTGCATCAATAACATGTTCATTGTTTTCCGAATCTCTCGCAAAGTCAACATCATTAAATGACAATTTAGTTGAAGTATCACTTGTCAACTCTGGGAATGCTAGTTGAGCCTCCAATTTATTTTGCTCTAAAATAGCGGTAACAGGGTCTGACTCCAATTGACGAGGCCCAGATTCCTCCTTAGACGCGTCAGATTTATCACTATCCTTGGTCTCAGATATAATTTGAGGCTTCTCATTTGCCTTTTCAGTAGATTTATTAGGATCTTCAACCTCTTGCTCCTTAATCTCCTCAGTAACATGCTCTTCCACAGTTTCGTCCATATATGCTTGCAAAATAGCCTCCACTGGAATGCTGTCTCTCACTGTATTTAAAATGCACTCTTGAACTATAATTTCCAATTCGCGATGATGTTTCTGAGTTTGTAATGGAGGAACATTGAGCTCAAATAAATAAACATTCTTATATATTTTTCTGGCAACGTTAATATAGATCTTGTGAACAAAATCATCTAACTTTGGAATGGTAATATCTATCTTCTTTTGTTTTTGGCCAACTCTAATAGCAGACAAAAGTTTCAATTGAATAATATGAACACAAGTAACTAAATCTTCTAAATAACCGCAACCACTTTTATCTACAATGCGTCTTCTCTCAGCTTCTATAATGTTTGAGTTCCACTTTGGAATTCGCGTAATAAAATTTTGAAAAGTCATTAAATATTTATCCATTTCACCATTATCTCTGCATAATTTAACTGCTTCTTCAAAAATAGAACGTAATCCTTCAACGATATGAGGAGTTAAAATTGTAAGCAAACGTGAGCCCCACTCATTTTTTGATTCATGTAGACTAGAAACATTAAAGTCGTCCATTTTACATAAATGAAATATTTTCTAAACTGCAATCTAAACTCAAAAAGACAAAGTTCAAAATAAACATAATAAAGATCTTTTCATTTCTAAACTCTTTGCGAACCTTGTTAAATGCAAATAAAAGTTCATATCGCTTATTTTCTGTTAAATTAGGAATCTTCAAATTTGACGGCTTTTCTAGTAACTGTATTAAATCCAAACCACTATATCCCTTTTCATATAGTTTTGTTGACAGCGTTATAAGTTCTTCGTGGTTTATTTTTGCTTGTTCATTTGCCATTTTTTGCAGCTCTTTTTTAAGCCATTCGGTTCTTAATGTTTTAACATCTTTCATCTTGAATGTTTCGCATAGATTAAATTTATAAAGATTAATTATATTGCCATTGTAATTTGGCTCTGGGACATATATTTCGCAAAATCTGGATAATATAGGTTTTAACAATTTATACTTGTCTTCTACTATAATAAAAAATCTTGTTGTGTGACTAAACAATTCTATGCATCTACGCAAAGCAGATTGTGCGTCTATTGTTAATTTATCAGCATTCAATAAAACAATGCTTTTAAAAGTGTCGCCTCCGTTTGAATTTATGTGAGTCTTGGCGAAAAATTTTAATTCCTCTCTAATAAACTTAATTCCTTTTCCATGCGCACAATTAACATACATAACAAATGATTTTATTCTCTCTTTGTCATTGTTATAAATAATATTAATAAACTGATTTACAATGGTTCTTTTTCCGCAACCAGATTGTCCATGAAATATAATATTCGGCGTTTTATGCATTGAATGAAAGTATTTTAATTTATCTATTATAGATTCATGTATATTTAAAGCCATTATTGATGCAACTATAATTATAAAGCTTTTATTTTTTATATGATATTAAACGTAAATTATATTAATTTTTCCCATCCGTGTAATAACTTTTGTAAATTGAATCAAATAATTCATATGATGCATTTGGTAATAATTTTGATTCGTGGACTGTCAAAGAACACCCACCAGATTCCATAATGCTAACATCAAATCTATTAATATCATTATTGATTGAGTGCTTGACAATTTGGTTTATTTCTTTTATATTTTCCTTTTTAATGTGAAGATGTAGAGATATTTTTGATGGATGCATTCCAAAATAAATACAATTATCAACAATGTATTTATAATCTTCAGACTTTAACGAACCGCATGTATCAGACAAACAAAATTCATTAATATTTGGAAAGTCTGCATAATAATATAAAATCTCGTGAATAATGTCATCATTATCAATTTTTCCTTCTAATGGGCAGTCCGTAATGCAAGAGATATATAACTTGGTTTTAAATTCGCGAGGTTTAATTTTTTCTATGTTTTCCATTTTCGCAAAAATTTTCTTAAGCTCTTTCTTTGTTTCCAATAGAGTTTTATTAACATTCTTCTGTTGAAAACTATTTGACACTGATGTCAAGAAAGAATAATTTTTTATTCCATGCGACAAGCCAATATTAAACCCCTTTTCATTTGGAACCAATACATAAACGTTTGTGTCGCTTTTTATTCCATTTTTAATAAAATCCACAGCATAATCGTATAAATACAAAGAATCCGACATAATTGGCAGAACCTTTGGATTTACAATTGAACCTATCTCAATATTTTTTGGCTTATAGTTAAACATGATGTTATGAAAAATGCTCTTTTTCTTATTTAAAGTAAACGTTTCTTGACAATCCCTGCTCAAACATTGAAGACCATCTCTCAAAGATACGTCAGTTAAAATTGGTGGGAGCAAAACGCGCATTTTATTATTATAATCAGTTCGTAGTGTCATAATTTTAGGCACGTGTCTTATATTTGACAGCATATATTATATTCTGTCAAGCATTTAAATGAGTTTAATAAATGAAGTTAATAATTTGGATTTCAATTAGACTGAAGATGTCAAACTGTGTGTATAAGGATTTTCCTTGAAAGCGTTTAAGATGTCAGGACTAATACGATCGCAACCAATGCATTGATTATAATATTGTGGCGCGCGAATCTTACCATACGTCTCTTTGGACATTGGCATCTGCGGCATATTTGTAGGCACCCACATTCTTGTATTGTCTCTATCAGAATCAATTCTTGCAACGTTTAAGTTCATCTGTTCGTTATAAATATTTGTATTGCCGTGATTTGTCCTGCTAACAACTGACTTTTCTTTAGACTCATTGTTGTGTTGAGCATAAGCCGCTGCATAGGACATATCGCCCCAACCAGTTGCAGCACCACCGGCATCTCCCATATAACTGCAAGTTGTGGTGTCGCGCTGATTTGAAATTGGTGTTTGATCATTTGTCTGATATCCACCGCCTTCAATTTGTCTTCCAATGTAAGAACGAGGCGTGTATAACGTTGTCTCTTTGATAGTGGTTGGTGTAACATCATTAGGATTCAAAACGTAACTATCAGGAACTCTTGAACCGGCATCACCATAAACACGATAGTTTGATGAATATTCTTCTCTCCTTGTGGGATTAAATGCGTCCATTAATGGGGCAATAACAGCGCCAATTGCGCGACCAAAACCACTTCGCATTGAGTCAGGTTGTCTCATGGTTGAACGATTGTTAACGTAATTTGTGTGACTTCTAAGAGCATTGTCCTTATCAGTGTGGTCACCTTTATTCATGGAAGCGGAAGGCCCAACATCACACATTGGAAGCTCATTGCGCTTGGATTCTTCGTGTGCGCCAGGAACATAATTGGCGACGCGATCAGCAGGTCCAGCCACACCAGTATATGATTGTGTCGTGGTTGCGCGAGTTGTTGAGTGAACCTCCTCAATAGGTCTAAGCATTTGTCCTTTTTCTTGACCAGTTGTGGTCAACCAACGGTCTTGTGTCTGGATAAAAAATTTGTCTGGATTATACTTTTCAACTTTTCCAATGATGCCGACATTTTGAACATGTGAATAAGAGGGTCCTTGATGGTTTTCAAGCGTGTATTCCATTTTGGGGTTTGTTGCAACACGCAACTCGTCAACTGTTTTTGGTAACCAAGAGTCACGAGCTTCCATGCCGGAATTATAACCACCACTGCCTTGTGTTGTGTAACCTTGATTCAACCCAGGGCCAACGTATTCCGTCTCAAATGGTTTGACGTTGCTAATCTTTGAGCCAGGGTTTACACGAGATTGATAAAAATCGCTGCTATTTGGAGCACCAAAAGCCCACTGCACATTATCCTGAGGCTTAAACAAAGGAGCTTGCTCTATTTTCTTAATTATCTGAGAACCACTCCCAATCATGTTGTCTAAAATTGTTTCGGCGTTATCGTTGTTATAAACCTGACCCTTAATTTTGCCTCCGTAAAATGGAATCATATTATTGTGCTTGAAATCAGTTTTTGCAACATAGTCTCCAGTTAATGAATAAACTTGTTGAATATTGTTTCCAACATAAGAACCACTGTTTTGCTTTTTCTCGTATAAATTTTGGTCAAAATACTTATCACTTGCTACGTTAGGATTAACGTATTTTTGAACAGTGTCAGTTATTTCACTTTCGTTGGGAACAGGATAGTTTTGAGGTGGAATATTGGTGTTTGGTAAGTAATTGCGCTGCGCACCCATACTAGTAAATCTTTCCATTCTACTTCTTATGTTTTTTTTTGATGGCGCGCCTTGATTTGAAGCTACATATAGGCCTCCTAGGGCTAAAATTGGAATTGCGATCTCCATTAATTATATATATAAAGTATTATATTTTTTATATAATACTTTTAATTAAGTCTTTTGTTAGTAGGGACCCCTCCTAATAATTTTTATTTACCGACAATCTCACAAGAGTTTTCGTGCGTGCATATTTGAGGTCCTTGAGGGTAAGACAAGGAACGCTTGCCTCCATTTACTGGCAATGAACCAGGAACATTGGGCAATGAACAAGGAATTTGAGCAACAAAATAGTCCTTCTCTAAAATTCGTGTGCTTAAATTATTTTGAAAAGGCATGCAAGTATTTTCTTGAGGGTTCAATGGTAAAGTATACCAATCAACCTGTTCTAAATCGCGAGCCGTCCACGCTGGCATGATTGTTCTAGACTCTTCTGTATAAAGAGCTGAATTTGTTGGGTATTGGATGGGTTGCGTCGGCACGTTATATCTCTGATATTCGTCTTTTCCTAAACAATCTTTACTCGCGCGTCTATTGACACCACGTAATTCACTTTCCAAATCAACACAGTTTGTCATTAAATTTCCGCCCCATGTTTGGATTCTCACTTGAGGATCCGCCATATATGCAGGCTTATCTCCATTTCCTGGAACATTCAAAATCCATCTGCCAACGTCGGTTGATTGTTGTAATTGCTTTGCAACTCTGCAAGGATCATCGTGAAATCTTGTAAATGACATAATATTATAAATAGATAAGATTTTATTTATGTCATAAAATAATAAAATAATCAAACAAAACTGTCTAACTTAAAATAAAGCAAAAATAATACTTAAACCTATAATAAATTATATAAATATTAGCTTTGAATAATGGAACTATTAATAACTGAAAAAAAGGCACTACCAACTTTGTGTTTGAACATGATTGTTAAAAATGAAAGCAAGATTATTACACGTCTACTTGAATCTGTTTGTGGTATTATAGATACTTATTGCATTTGTGACACTGGTTCCACTGATAATACTGTTGAACTTATTTCGGCATACTTTGAGTCAAAAAATATTTGCGGAAAGATTGTTAATGAACCGTTTCAAGACTTTGCTCACAATAGAAACGTTTCCTTAAAACATTGCATTGGCATGTCTGATTATATTCTATTTTTAGACGCAGATATGATGTTGCAAATAAAAAACTTTAATAAGGAAATTATGTGGTCAGCTGATTCTTTTACTATATTACAAGGAAATGAAGATTTCTATTATCATAATGTAAGAATTGTGCGTAATAACGGTTTATATAGTTATTTTGGAGTTACACATGAATATATTAATACTCCTTCAAATAATGTTAATGTAAATATTCCAAAAGATGTTTTATTTATTAATGACGTTGGAGATGGTGGTTCAAAAGGTAACAAGTTTGATAGAGATGTTGCATTGTTAACAAAAGGCATTGAAGAAAATCCTAACAATGAACGTTACCATTTTTACTTGGCAAATAGTTATTTTGACTCTGGAAAAGATAATAACGCCGCCATTGAATGGTATAAAAAACGCATTAAATTGGGCGGATGGGTTCAAGAAGTATGGTATAGTTTATATCGGATTGGACTCCTTTATAAAAGAATGGATAAAATGGCAGATGCTATCTTTTATTGGATTGCTGCTTATGAATGTTTCCCAGATAGAATTGAAAATCTCTATGAAATTGTTCAGTATTATAGAGTTATTGGACAGTGCAAATCCGCTCTAGTATTTTATAAGTTGGCAAAAAGCATTTTAGATAAGAATCTTAACTGGTCGGACTATTTATTTTTACAGAATGATATATACACTTATAGACTTGCAGTTGAGCATTCAATTATATCTTCCTACAATGGAATTAATAACATAAATGAAGAGGCTGTCACAATTATGAACAAAGCAACCGACCAAAATGCTATTATAAATTTACTGTCTAATATGAAATTTTACAAAGACATTCTTGTTGCAACCAAAAAAATCAACATGTCAAATAAATCATTTCACAATATCAACGGAGTATACACACATTTTAATTCATCTTCTAGTTGCATTATTCCAAATTTTGATGGTGACGGTTATTTAATGAATATGCGTCTAGTAAATTATAATATTGATGGAAATGGATGTTATCATAACTGCGACAAACACATTATAACTATTAATAAGTATTTGGAACTTGACTCCGATTTTCAAGTAAAACAAGAGAAAATAATAAATTTTGAATTTGTTGATAGGAGATACATCGGCGTTGAAGATGTTAGAATTTTTAGAATGAACAAAAATAGAGATAAACCACTTGAGTTTATTGGCACAGGATACCACGAAAATAATAAAATTGGAATTGTTTATGGAAAATATTCACCATTAGAAGACGATAATAGTTTGAAGCCGCGAGAGATTGCTCCTTCCTTTACAAATTCAGATTGTGAAAAAAATTGGGTTTATGCAAACGTGTCTGGAGATTTGCGCGTTGTTTACAACTGGTGTCCACTTAAATTGTGTAAGATTGATTATGCATTAAGCAATTTAAACCTTGTTAAAACCATTGAAATGCCAAACATTTTTAATCGTATTCGCGGTTCAACATGTGGTGCAAATTATAAAAATGAAATATGGTTTGTTGGGCACATTGTTTCATATGAACAACCGCGGCATTATTATCACATATTTTCAGTGTTTGACGAAAATATGAAATTGTTGCGCTATTCTGCACCATTTAAATTTGACACAGAATGCATTGAATATTGTCTAGGTCTAGTCGTTGAAGACGATCGCGTTATTTGCACTTACAGTTCATGGGATAGAACAACTATTCTCGCTGTTTATGATAAAAAATATATTGATGGATTGATTGTTTATAATTAACCACCTTTAAAAAAGGTTGTGCCAAATGGGGTTTATTAATATAATGAATAACTGATGAACATTAAATTAATAATTTCCAATCAATGTGTGATTGTGATCGCAAGGATAGAGAGAAAATAGTTCAGGGTTGTCTAAATAGAGTAGAAACCAGATATTTACTTCCCACATTAAGGTTTTATGTTCTTCAATTGTTTTAATACATTGTTGCTTTGTTAAATCTGCAAACTTTATTAATGCTTTTGATTCTCCTCCAAACACGCCTCCTGCAAAATACCATGCAATGTCCTTATAAATATCAGCTCTAAAAGTTTTTATCATAATATTGTGCATGTCAGGGCTCCAAATTGAACCAATGCGAACATTTTCGTAAGTTTTATTTTCTAAATCAGCAATAACTGATTGAAACAATGTGTCATCATTTTTAAATATATGATTTATTCCAAAATCCACCCATACAAATTGGTCTGTTTGAAATGGGTCAGTTTGAAATGGGTTTAACTCAATTGCTTTTCTAATAAATTCAGTTTTATTGCACATTGTAAACATATATTCTAGTGAATCCTTTTCAGGAGTTTTTGTATTTAATCCAAAGTTAGTTATTTGGTCTTTATATTCATATAAATAAATGTCTTCTTTTTTAATTGGGATAATTTTTGTGTTGGGAAAATTTGGCAAAAGACCTAGTAACGTTTCATCAAAAAACACAATTTTATTAATTGGTAATTCCAATAATTTTTTTCCATATTTAATATAATCGTCTATTCCACGGTCATTTCGTTGATTTGCGCCGGCTACAAACGCAGTTACTAACGTTGTCATTTTTTATGTATAATAATAATATAAAAAGTTGTTTATATTATTATTTTTCTGTTTCTTTTTAATACCAAGTATAAGGTCCATTTCTTTGAACGTTTATTTCAGATTTATTGGGCTCTGCGTTGATTTCATCTTTTGTTCCATAGACAGTCCAATAGAAGCTTCCGTTTTTGCCGTAAACTGTGAATTTATTATCATCAATCTCTGACGTTTCATATATATTTTTTGATTTATTGTCTTTTGAGTAAATGGGAGTAATCTGGGCGCTTAAATTGGTTGCCAACGGCGAAACATAATCAGGAAGCTGGATTGCGACAGATGTGTTGTTTTCAATGGTTGCTTTTCCTCTGTAATAGACTCCGGCTTCTGGACCCTCCAAACATACATGAACTAAGTATTTTGATTCATCTAATGGATGGTCAATAATGAACGTTTTTATACCTGGTGGACCAGTTGGGCCGGTGCAATTCCTTCCGGTTGGACCAGTGGGTCCTTTGGGACCAGGAACACCAAAATTTCCTCTTAAACCAGTTGGACCTTCTAATCCAGTTGGGCCCAGACTTCCTCTATTTTTACTGGGACAACACGTCTTGCCTCCTAAATAACTTAAATATGGGTTTGACATTATATTATATATAATATCAACATACTTTTTAAATTTTTATTTTTAATACCATTTATAAGGTCCATCGCCATTTACTACGATAGAGTTTTTTTCTGGTTCTACTAAAATGTCATTTTTTTTGCCATAAACACACCAGTAGAAACTTCCATTATTTCCATAAACTGTAAATTCATTATTCTCAATTTCGGACACTTCAAGTAAATTAGGCTCGCTTCTCTCTTTTGAATAAATAGATGTAACTTGGATGCTGAAATTTGTGGCCAATGGAGCAACATAATCTGGCAATTGAATGGTGGCTGATTCACCGTTGTCAATTGATGCTTTTCCGCGATAATATACACCTGCCCCGGACCTTCTAAACAAGCGTGAATCAAATATTTTGAGTTGTCTAGTGGATGATCAATAATAAAGGGTTTTGCACCTGCTGGTCCCTGTGGTCCGGTTGAGCCCAAACAACTACGGCCAGTGGGTCCAGTGGCTCCAGTATAACCGGTGAATCCTGCTAAGCCTCTTGGACCAGCAATACCTTGTTGCCCAATCGCTCCTTGGGGTCCAATGGCTGGCAAATCGCAACATCTTCTCGCGCCTAAATAATTGGAATAGCTGTTATTGTTAAAACTTGACATTATTATATTAATATGCGATAATATAATAATTTATTTTGGCGAAGCAAAATATGTGGTTTTATACTTTTAATACGTTAGATTTGGGGTTGGGGGCCACAAGTTCAAGTACCGATCCCAAAAATCCACCACTAGACGTTTGGGATTCGGTTGATGATGGTGATGCACTTGAAGATTGTTCTAGTTTAGAAGGAGGATCCTTTGGACATCTTGCATTAACTGGTGGTATAAACTTTTGATCAATATTGTCAAGTGTATCCGTGGGTAAATACACGCCGGTTTCTTTATATTTGTTATATCTTGCCACAGTTAATTCATTTGAAGTTTTTTGCGTGCGCGTTAG